AAGCTTTGGGCCACTGATACTTTGTTTACTACCATCCCATGTCTTGAGATGATAGAAGTTCCTATTTCTGAATGTTGTGAATATGTAGACCCATGTAACGTAGCAAGAAGCAGATACAAACTTCCTCGCATTACAGAAGGAAACTATCAGTATGTTATCCAGGGTGTATATTCTATCAACGCTATGGGTGGACAAGGGAAAAGATTCAAAGAGATTACTATCAACAGATACTTAAATCTATTGAAACTTCCTATCATTAAGAATGAACAATATTATTGGATAGCTAATGGTGGTTACTTATACATCAGTAATCCATTGCTAAAGGCAGCAAGAATTTCTGCTTTCTTTGAAGAAGATGTACCTAATGAAATAATGTTTCCTGAGTGTGGCTGTGGTAATGTAGACTATACTACAGATGAGCTCTGCAAGAATCCTTTAGATAAGGAATATGGCTGCCCTGGATATTTAGAAAAGCAGGTGCTAGAACTAACATCTCAAAAACTGTTATCAACTTATTTCAGATTGAAGACAGATCAAACATCAGATGGGGTTGATGGTCAAGCACCAAATACAACCAACACTAACTAATGCGTACAAAAATAGATTGGAGAAGTTCTAGTAAAGAAAACTATAATAATTTTTGCAATAAAAACCCCACTGTAAAGGTTACATTTGACCAGTGGAAAAACATTATATATCTATATAATGACTATTTTAAAAACTACATTCTAGAAACAGGAGAGAAAGCAAGACTTCCTTTTGGCTTTGGAGAGTTCTCCATTAACAAAAAGAAGAGAAGAAAGCTAAAAACTGTAGATGGTAAAGAGGTGGTTAACTTACCCATAGATTGGAAAAAGACCAAGGAGAAAGGTAAACGCATATACAATTTCAACTATCATACAGAAGGATTTTTCTTTGGCTGGATGTGGTTCAAAGAATCTACAAGAATCAGAAACATAGACCTGTGGTATTTCAAGCCCTCTCGTGCAACGTCTAGATTACTATCCCATTACATAAACATTGACAGTAAGTATCAGAATATCTACTGTGAATGGAAAAAATAAAATAACATGTCATATTATTACAAGTATAACTTTGTTTCTCCTGATCCAGTTTATTCAACTGTCAAGGAAGAGTTAAAGTCTTATTTTGATACAGGAGCAGTAGATGATCTAATGTTCCCAACCTACTTAGATAAGTGTCTTATGAAACTAGGTAGGGCAACGTATGTTATTAGTGAAGAGGTGTTATATGTAGAAGACTTTGAAGCTAGACTCCCAGATAACTTTTATGCTGTGAGAGAAGCTTGGATGTGTACAGCAGCAGAAGGATACCCTTATCAAACAGCCAATTCATTCTATTCTCAAGCAGTATCTGAAACCACTATACAGGTAACTCCTGTAACAGTGGGTGGCACCCCTTGTGTAGATTGTCAACATGACAATTCTTGTACTAACCCTGAGTGCGATGGAAGGTGCCTACCTCAAATTATACCAGCTGTATACAAAACTAATCAACAAGGAACTAGAGCTTTCAGACATGAATACTTACTTAAACCAGGTAATATTTCTGCAAGACAAAACTGTGATGTAACTTATACAGATGCTTGGGAGTTTTATCAAACTGCTCCTCCTATTAGAGAGTTTACTCCAGGGTCTGCTAGTTATGATAGCTTTGATATTAGAGATAATAAGTTTGTCACCAACTTTAGAAATGGGGTGGTGCATTTGATATTCTATGCTACAGAGTATGATTGTGTTGGTAATCAATTGATTCCAGACAACTATCGTATCAGAGAGTTTGTTGAAGCGTATATTAAATATAAAGTGTTTGAAACATTGTCTAATCAGTTAACTGATGAAACATTCCAACAGATACAACAAAAGTTAATCTATTATAAAGCATTACATGATGAAGCTTTTATAATGGCAATGATTGAGATTAAGAAACAAGATGCATGGACTAAACAAAGAAGAGTAAGAAATGACTTACAACGCTTTGGACAATATGAATTACCAAATAGAAGCTCAAGATATGGCAGAGGCTGGAACAGATAATCAAGGAACATCTAACATAAGACAAGAATTCAATCTTGGTAGAGTGGGGCTAGACATGGACTCTTCTGTAAATCAAGTACAGAAGGGGAAACTTTCCTATGCCCTGAATGCAGCATTAGAAAACTTTGACTCTAATTCTGTAAACTATCAGAATGAACCAGCTAATGTGTTCTGTTTAAACTTTCCTGAAGGCTATCAACTTATTGGTACACACTTCATCCAAGAGAAAAGCAAACACATATTCTTCTTAACTAATCCTGAAACAGGAGGAAGTGAGATAGGATATATGGATAATAATGATTGTACATACCACACACTTTGTACTCCTATTCCTAAAACAGAATTAACAGTTTGTGCTAACTCTCCATGTTTAAACTTTGATATAAACTATCCAATTAAAAAGGTTGTACATAAGATTACTAACTGTACAACAGAGGTTTATTGGACAGATGGATTAAATCCAAGAAGATATATTAATATTGAACAAGTTCCTTATATTACAACTTATGTAGGTAATGAAACTTGTGATCCAACCATCGAAGCAACCTTAGATTGTAATAAGTTAAAAGTACAACCTAACTTTCAAATTCCTCAGGAGATGCATATACATCATACTACTCAGTTACCAATCCTACATCTATTGCAAACACAGAGATAACAACACCTAACTTTGATTACAGTGTAGGTAAGTCTATTGTGTTGAATATCAGTAACTTAGATGTTACAGGATACTTCCAATACTTTAATTTGGCTGTTATCAAAACCATTAACAATGGAACCACTGTAGAATTAGTGGGAACGTATAACATCCAAGAGAAGTCTACATTTATTACTTATACAGGTCAGAATGTAACTCAAATTCCTTTGAGTCTTAATGATGTACTTGAGAAGTTTGCTTACTATGATATTGCTCAAGACGTTACAAACGTGCAGGATATTATTGTGTGGGATAACCTAACTTCTATTGATAGAATTAACTATCAAAGTATTGCTAATCAAATACAACTTCAATGGGAGACATATAAACTACCAGCTGGGAATACTTATGCTGATGGTTTTTATACAACCAACTTGAGAGGATATTTGAGAGATGAGGTGTATCCATTTGAGATAGTGTTTCTATTAGACAATGGTAAACAAACAGATGGTTTTCATATTCCTGGTAGAACAGCAACACCTAGTGATTTAGTTGCTGTACCAAATACTAATGATGATTTTATTGGAGAAGGAACTAGTGCTCCTTATTGGAGAATATATAATACAGCTAGCGTAACTGCTACTTATCCTGTTCCTACAACAGATGATGAAAAGATAGGAGAGGCTTATCCATATCAATCTGGAGACTTTGCTTATTGGGAATCAACTGATACCTATCCATGCAATGTAGATATATGGGGAGACCTTGCTGGTCAACCTATTAGACATCACAAGTTTCCTGATGTTCTTGTAAGCCCTCACTTTGAAAGTGCACCTATTATATATTCTGGTGGACAGATACAACCAGTGATGCAAAATGCTAGTGCTGTGTATCCAATTGGTGTAAGAATAGATGTACAACAAGTAGCATTTCTCATCCAAGCATCTAATCTAACAGCTGAAGAGAAAGCTTCTATTGTTGGATTCAAAATAGTAAGAGGTAATAGAAGTACAAACAAATCTATCATTGCTAAGGGTATTCTTAGAAACGTAGGTAAATACACTAGAGAAGATCCTACTGATCCTAATGCTACATACTACTACTATCCTAACTATCCATACAATGATCTTAATAAAGATCCATTCTTGCTTGAGAGAAACAATGCTTACAATTCTCAATGTGACACATATAGTATGACAGTGTCAGCTGCTGGTACTTTACAATATACAGATTGTTTTACAGGACAAGTAACAACAAAAAGTTTCACTACTGCTACAACTGAGATATGTTCTATTACGCTTCCTATTTTAAATACTGGGTCTGCTACATTTGTAAATGTTACAAATACAGCATTTACAATTACAATGACTAGTGCTATTTTAGCATATGCTACTTTTCAATATATAAATCCAGTTACGCAAGCTGCTCAAACTATTACAGTTTACTATGGTAATCCAGTAACAATAAACTCAACAATTGTTCCTGTACGTATAAGTGGAAGTCCTAGATTTACTATTGTTGCTGCTAACACTAATGAAAACCTTAACTGTCAACCTCAAAACCTAGATGGGTTTAATAATAATGAGTCACCATACAGACAGGTGTTTAACTCACCTGAAACATCTTTTGGACAACCTACATTAGGTAATGTTCTTAAGCTAGAGAGTGTATTATTTGGTGCTGGTAGGGCTCACTTTGTTAAAGTGGAGAAACATGCTATGTACAAGCTTCTCACTGAGCAAACACAAATCAATGCTTTGAACTCTAGTAAAGCAATAGCTGACCTAGGGGGATTCAATGCCACTGCTTTCTTCACAGCATATCAAACATATCTACAGATCTATATAAATGGTATCAGTAGACAAAACTTTGCATATTCTTTTAATTCTAGATCTAGCTATGACTATAGTGTAGATATTCCTAATAATCAAGGAGTTAAGCAAAGACAACTTGATAAGTCACAGTATATTTTCCCAGGTGTTCAATCTGTAGGAGATAACTATGACATCAACAACTGGAACAGAGAATCATCAGTATATACCAAGAGTATTGAAACAAGAACTGGAGTAATGCCACCTGTATCAGCTTTACCATATCCTAACAGAACACCAAACCTTGTTGTAGCAGGTGTAAGTCAAATTAGTGATACTTCAAGATTTACAATTTCAGAAGCACAGACTTGTGCTAGTCCTGAGGCTCAAGAAGATATAAAGGTTGTTTCATATTATGGTTCAATCAAGACAATCAACAATGGACAGTGGGGACAGATATACTCATATCAAACAATTGATACAGGGTTCCAAAGAATATTTGATGCTCTCCCTGCAGGTGATCCTGAAGTTATATTTGGTGGTGATACATTTATTGGTAAGTTTGGATTTAAAACTAAACTTCCATTCTTTATTGATAATAGAGTGAATGCTCCTGATGACAGTGACGTTTACTATGATGAGATTGGTAATGTGGCCTATCCAAAATATTGGCACTCAGCTAGATCTATCCTATCAGACTACTATGTAGGTGGTACATTGATGAAGAACATCATATCTACCAAAGCACACTATTTTGATTGTCCTAATGATAACATTGTACAAACATCAACTAGTACAACAACTACATCTACAACACCTCCTCCAGGAACAGTGGTGGCTGGTTCTTTGAATTACACATATGGTGGCAAAATGTATTTGTTTGCATATGGTATTCCTTATTACTATGTAGAGAGTTCTATCAATGTAGACTTACGTCAAGCATTCAATAACTTGGAGGGTGACTTCTACCCACACGTGAGCTCAGGTATTCCTGACCAGTGGTTCCAAGAAAGTAGAGTGCCTATTGCATTTGATAACACTTACTATTACAATACAACATTCACTAAGCAAAACGTAGAGAACTTCTTCTCTCATTTGCCTGCAGATTGGGTACAGCAACTATGCTACACTCATTTTCCATTCAGAGCAATATACTCTGATAGACAAGAGAGCTATTCTGATAACAGAATAAATAGCTGGTTGATATATCGTCCAGTAAACTTCTTTGACTTCCCTCAAAACTATGGTAACTTAGTATCTCTAGATGGTATACAGAACAGAGCAACCTTAGCTAGATTTGAGAATAAGACATTGTTATACAATAACTTATTGACTATTGACACAAGCAATCCTCAGGCTGCGTATTTAGGGGGTGGTGATTTATTTGGTAATACACCTCCAATTGACTTTGCAGAAACAGACCTTGGATATGTAGGAGCTCAGAACAAGATGTTGCTTAGAATACCACAGGGTCAAGTTACTGTGGATGCCAAGAGAGGACAGATATTCTTAATCCAAGGTACCCAAGCAACAGATATATCAGGTTTTGGTTCTGGGTTAAATAGGTTCTTTACAGACCATTTATCATTTGAAATACTAAGACATTTCCCTAATGTTGATATAGATAATCACTTTAAGGGTATTGGATTACATGGTGTATTTGATAGCAAGTTTGAGAGAATCATCATCAC